GTCATTCATCCCGAGCTTGCCCTTGATAGCCTTGTTGCTGCTCGCATTATGTTTCGCGGCATGGCCGAAGGCTGGTTCACCGGGGCCAAGCTCGGCCAGTATTTCAACGACGACACCGACGATCCGCTCGGCGCCCGCACCATCATCAACGGGCACGACTGCGACGAGCTGATCGCCGGCTATCACGAGGATTTCCTCGACGCTGTCAGGTCGGCTTCGTCGGCCTGATCGCCTCGGGGATCCAGTCGGCGGGCAGCCGCGCAGCGACGAACTCGGCTGCCTCCTTCTTCTTCATGTCGGAGATGTCGTCGGCCAGCCCGGCCTCCTTCATCACCAGCTGCAGCTGCGCCTTGGTCAGCCGACCGAACAGGTTGTCGACCGTCGGCGTGAAGTGGTCCCGGATCTTCAGTGCCTTGACCTTGTCGAGGTAGAGGACCAGGTCGCTGCCGCGGTGCTGCTTCATCATCGAGCGGGCCACGAAGAACGTGATGATCTTCTTGATATCGTGGTCGCTCATCTTCGTCGTGCACACCATCTTGGCCTCGAAAGTTTTTGCCTTCAGAAGTCCCGATGCCTTGGCGATATCGAGTATGTCCTGCAGCCCGTACTCGCTGGCCGGCAGCACGTTGCCGCTGAAGTCGCAGCGAATGCCGACGCCCGCATGCAAGGGGCGCAGCTTGTCGTCGAGCAGGAAGTAATCGGACAGGAAGGTGAGGGCGAGCAGGCGGACCGCGATGTCAGGCCGATCGACCAAGGCACCACGCACGCCGTTGGTCAGGTGCGCGTCCAGCTCCATCATCACGGCGGTGGATTGGGCCTGCGCCTTGTCCTCTTTGTCAGCGACGGATGATAACTGACTATCCGACTTCGCCCCCTCCCTGTGCTTCGCCCCATAGTGGACGGTGTAGTGGGCGTCGACCACCACGCCGAGCCTGCCCTTCTGCTCGTCGGTCCAGCTACGGACCTCGTCCTCGAGACCGTTCAGCTCGTGCTCGACAGCGTTCATCTCACGCCGCTCGTCGTCGGTTACGTCGCGTTCCTCGTCGGCCCACAGTTTCTCGAACTCGTCGAGTTGGCTGCGCAGCAGGTTGGCGCGGGCGATCTGCGTCTCGTCCAGCAGCACCGGCTCGCCGGCCGGATCCTCGAGGATGTAGTTCTGCCCGACCCACTCGTCGGTGCGCTCGAAGAACTGCCAGCCCTCGTCGACTGTCTTGAGCTGCACATCGACTAGCATCTGGTCGGCGAGTGCACTGGCCAGCTGCGGATCGGCCCACAGCTCGTTGCCCTCCTCGACGAACAGGTCGGTGACGAAGGTGCCGCCCGCCGCCTCGTAGGTTTCCCGTGTGATATAGCGGGCCAGCCCGCAGGTCGGCGCCAGCGCCTCGGTGTTCGTCATGGCCTGGATGCGGTTGATCATCTGCCAGTCGCTCTCGCCGGTGAGCATGACCTCCCACTGCTGATCCGGCGTGATGCGGGTCATCAACTGCGCCAGCTTAGGGCTCAGGCTGCCGGCGCGGTAGGCGTCGAGCACCTCGAAGCGCAGCGAGCCCAGCGCCATGCGCTGCTTCACCGCCCTTTCCGATATGCCGAAGATGGAGGCGATCTCAGCCAGCGCCTTGCCGTCCGCGGCAATCTTCGCAAAGGCCTGGTACTGGTCAGCCGGGTGCAGCGGCAGCCGCTCGATGTTGGCTGCGAGAGACAGAGCTCTTGCTGTCGACTGGTCAATGTCAGCATCCTGGAGATGCACCGGCACCTCGACATTCTTCTTCCCCTTGTGCACGATCTTGAGGGCGGCGAGACGGCGGTTGCCGTCGATGACACGGTACTTGTCACCGACCTGCATGACCGACAGCGGCAGGATGAGGCCGAGTGCCTCGATGGATTTGGTCAGCGACGTGATGTCAGTCTGCTCGGTGCGACTGTCGATCTCGCCACCGAAGATCAGTGACTTCAGTGGAACGTTGATCATTGCGATCGTCTCCTTCTTGAAATGAAAACGGGGAGGCTCCAACCTCCCCGCTATCGAAATGCAGTAGTCGTTCGACCTTGCGGTCATGCTGCGATGGCGTCCTCCTTCTGTTGGTGGGACATGATGTACTCGTGCGCCTTCGAGGCGAGCGATGCCGCCTTCATCAGCGCGGCGCCCCTGTCCTTGGTCTTCGACAGCCAACCACGGAGGTAGGCTGCGAAGTTGTCGCTACTGTAAGTTACATGTAGCTCGGCACAGGCGAACGCCGCCCCGAACTCGGCGACCAGCTCCTCGTCGGCGTAGGTTTCGATGCGGGCGAGCCGGGTCTTGTGCCCGGTCCAGTGCACCAGCTCGTGGAACAGCGTGGCGTAGTATGCCTCGACCGACACGAACTTCTCGGGAGGAGGGCAGAGGATCGTGTCGGCCGCTGGCCTGTACAACGGCTGCTCTCCCTCGGCGATCGCGGCGCCGGTGGCTGTGATCAGCCGTTCGCATGCCTCGTCACGTTGCACCGAGGTGACAGCTTCTGTCACCCTGTCCGGCGGGACAAGTAACTGCGCCGCATTGAACACGAAGGCGCAGCGCAGCAGGCGGTAGTGGTCGTCGGGGTTGTCGCGATCGCCGCCCTTCTTCAGCGCATCCTTGCTGATGAAGATCGTGCTCGACTTCTCGCCGGCCTTGACTTGCAAGCCCGACGCAGCCCACTGTTTGTAAGTTGCCCACTCGTTCGATGGGTAGCCGGACCTCTCCTTCGCTGCCCACAGCAGGAGAATGTTCACTCCATGATATTGGCGACTGGTCGTGTAGTTCCGTGGCACGCCCCCCGAAACCCAGTCACGGATCCAGTCGCCAGTACCCTTCTCGATCCGCTCGACCAGGTCTTCGAGCGTGCGCTCGATCAGCTGGTTCATGGCAGCACTCCAACGACCATTATGGCTGTGATGCCAACGGCCGTTACAAAGCCGATGAATAGGGCGAACGACATCATGGGGCTCATCGGCCAGCCTCCTTGTGTGCCTTCTTGAGCTGCTCGTAGTAGAGGACCAGCGCATCCATCACGCTCGGCTCGAGGTAGACGACGACCTGATCGTTGTGGCTGTTGAGCCTGAGCTCGATCGAGTAGCCGTCAGTGGTGGCGTAGACGCCGTCGCCCAGGTACAGCGGGCCGATCACTTCATCACCCGCAGGGCGATCTCGCCCACCTTCTGGCTCGACATGCGCCCGTGCGCCTGCCGCATCAGGTCGTTGAGGGTGGTGTCGGCCCACACCTTGATCTCGTCGGCGAGGTTGTTGAGGTAGAGCCACTCGTCGCGGGCCTTAGCGTAGCGGCTCCACTCCACCGTCTGGTAGTTGCGGCCGTGCGGAGACGCCTTCGACAGCGCCTCCTTCAGCAGCAGCGCCTGCTTGTAGACGGCGTGGTGCTGGGCGAGCAGCGTCTCCACGCTGTCGCCGTTGATGTTGACGATCGGAAAGTTGCTCATGGCCGCAGCCTTTCGATGGCCAAGCCGAACGCCTCGAGCGAAGCGCGGACATGGCGCAGCCGAGTGGTGCGCTCGGCGATCTCGGTCTCCAGCTGGTCACGCTGGCCGTCGAGGTTGGCGATGATGCGCTGCACCTGCGCAATGTTGTGCTCGATCAGGTTGGCCGGCTGTTTCTGTCGCGGCCCATCCTCCTTCATGTCGGCTATCGCCTTGCCGATGGCGTCTTCCATTTCGTCGGGCATGCACATTTCTCCTTCGTTGGGTAGTCCAGTTTAATCGCGGTTTTTAGAACGGGATCTCGTCGTCGAGATCCTCGGCGTAGGTGGTGTCCGCCTGCTTGGGCGGCGCCGTCTTGGTTCTTGCGCTCGGCCTGGTGGTGGCGGGCTCGTTGCCCGCCCTCCCCTTGCCGTCGAACAGGATCTGCGCGGTGCCGCCGTACTGTCCGACGATGATGTCGGTGGCGTAGCCGTCGCTGCCGTCCTGCTTGGTGTACTTGCGGTACTCGATCTCGCCCTCGATGTAGACCATCGTGCCCTTGACGGCGAAGTCGACGAGGTACTTGGCGTTGTGCTCCGACCACACCACCACGTTGTGCCACTGGGTCTTCTCCTCCTCGCCGATCTTCTTCGACGTGGCCATCGAGAAGCTGCAGAACTCCTTGCCTGCCCTGGTCTGCTTGGACTCGGGATCCTTGCCCAGCCTGCCGATCAGCGTGACCCTGTTGACGCCGCTCATTGTGTCTTCTCCTTCAGCTGGTCCTTCAGGACCTTGAGTTTCTGGGCGTAGGCCTGCCTTGCCAGCAGCACGCGCGCCTTGTTGACGGCGGTCGCCTTCTCGATCGCCACCTTGTGCTTGGCCGCCGTCATCTCGAGCAGCACGACGTCGTCGGCCAGCGCGATGTCCGCCTCGAACGCGGCCATGGCCAGGTTGTGCTCGTCGGCAGGGTTGACGTGGACGGTGTCCTGATCCTCGTCGGGATCGTCGCCGCTCTCGAGGCCGAGCGTCTTGAGCAGGGCGTACTTGACGGCGTAACTGATCGCCTTGCCCGGCCCCTTGTCCTGGTCGTCGATGCCGTAGCCGGCGGTATGCACCTCGATGTAGTCCTGCGCATCATCGACGCTGACGAAGCGCATGATCATCATGGCTTGCGTGCGGTTGCCGACTTGTTCTGTCTTGAGGAAGACGGGGTAGTAGAGCACCCCGTGCTTGACCATCAGCGGCCGCACCTTGGCGGTGACGGCGTCATGGCTGACGATCGAGTAGCGCATGCCCGCCTTCTTCTCCTTCTGGATGTAGTCGACCTCGCCCTGCACGGCGGCGAGCCGCTGCAAAAGCGTCCTGATTTTTTCTGCCACGATAGTTCTCTCCTTGGTTGTGACTGCTTCAGCAGTCGGGGTCATAGTCGTGCCACTCCTGTTGCTCGTCGGGCTGGCCGTCGTCTTCCTTGACGAAGCGACCCTTGCTGTTGCGCTTGCGCACCCAGCCAGTGCCGCCGCATTCCCTGCAGTCGTCCGGCTCGCCGGCATTGCCGAGCACCAGGCCGTGGCCGCCGCAGTTGCTGCACTTGTCAGGCATCGGCGTCCTCCGCATTGCTGAACAGGTCGTCGAGATCGAGCGGCGCCAGCGTGGCGGCGAGGATCCAGGCATGGCGGCCCGGCCTCGAGCGGTCTCTCTTCGCCTTCTGCAGGTAGCCCATCTTGACGAGCTCGGTGCAGCGGGGGCGGGAGGACAGGAGCGAGATGCCGAGGCGGACCGCTGCCTCGTCGGCAGTGCCGATGAAGCCGGCGTAGTAGAGCCGCAGCACCCGCGCCTGCATGCGGTTGAAGCGGACGCGGTTGGCCTCGGCGTTATCCTTCGAGACCGTCGCGTCCTTCCATCCGGGGTTCTCGGGATAGGGGTGCTTCACCTCACGCCTCCGAGATCAGCAGCGAGCCGGACTTCGACCGCTTGATGCAGATGCCGAAGCCGCTGGCCTCGCGCACGTCGGGCGCCACCATTTCCTTCAGCCCCTTCTTCGCCTTCTCGAAGATCTCGGCCGCGCCCTTGTTGAGCAGGTAGTCGGTGGCATGTGTCGCCCACTCGTTGCTCATGTTCATGTCGACCGCGCGCATGCCGTCGAGGCGCACATCCTTCGCCGCCTTCTTCAGCTGCTCGAGCTTGGGCTCCATCATCAGCACGTTGGGCGGCTCGCGGTTGGCGACGTGCCACCAGAACGCCAGCTCCATCTCCAGCAGGGCGGCGCGGTACGCCTTGCTCGGCTCCATCATGAACCACTGCGGCGCCTCGTTGCCGGCGATGAACGACAGCACGCCGCCGTCCTTCTCCTCGACGTTGCACAGGTGAGCGATCTGCGGCTGGTACCAGTCGACCATGGTCTCGCGGCTGGCGCGCGCGTTGCTGTGCTTGACCTCGACGAAGGTGTTGCGCACCCGGTCGAAGCCGTCGAGGTGGGCGCCGATCGGCTGGTGTCCGGGCATCCGCATCAGCGCCGGCTGCGGCACGATGTCGAAGTCGCAGTGCTTGTTGAGCCAGTGGATGTGGAACTTCTCGGTCAGGATGCCGAGCTGCACCTGGAAATTGTGGTCGAGGTTCTCGGGCGGGCGCTCGCCGATCTTCTCCTGATAGAGCGCGAGCCAGTCTCCATCGAGGATGCGCTTGGCGTCGGACGAGCCGACATAATCAGAACGGGACATCGTCAACGATCTTCTCCTGTGATTGCCGTGCCTTGACGGCTGAGTTGCGGTAGTCGGTGAACGCCTCGGCCGCCTTGTCGAAGTCGGCGACCAGCATCAGCAGGATGTCCGACGTGTCGATGCCGTGCACGAGGTGGGTCTCGAGCTGGTTGGCGTGGCGAGTGGCTTGCGCCAAATGGTAGGACAGCTCGCTCGCCGCCCTGAATCTGGACATGTTCCTACCTCCTTTTCCGGTGCGGGATTGCACCGTGTAATTCGAATTATCGTGGGGTTTTCAACAGGGCGAGGCGGTGCCTGCGCAGCATCGGGATGAAGTGGTCGATGACTGCCTTCCATTCCCTGGCTGCCCGCGACTGAAGGAACTCGGCGGGCAGCGGCATGGTGCGGTAGGTGTGGGTGCCCAGGATCTCGAGAGCGGCGGCGCGCAGCACATGCAGCGGCAGCGGGCGCAGCAACTGGACGTATGCCTCGAGCCCCATGTCCTCGGGCACGTCGACCTGCACCACGCCGGATATCATGGCGAGGATCTTGCCGATGTCCTTTGCATCCGACGGGGCAGCGAGGTGCGACAGGTCCCACTCGAGCCGCTGAAGATCATCGACAGCCTGCGGTATCAGGTGCTGGTCGAGATCACCTTCGCCATGCCTCATCCAGCTTAGCAGTGACGCGGTCGATGCGCTCACGATTGGCCTTATCAATGGAAGTAGCTCGAGATACGGGTCCGTTGGGGCCTGGCCTGGGGCGAGCCTTGGCAAAGTCGGCCTCTCTCCTAATCCAGTTGCGGTAAGCGCCCTCCCAGTCGCGCCGGCTTTCTCCCTTGCTGCCGTAGTAGTCGCGGAATTTTTCCCGCTCGTGGGCTTCGTCGACATCTGGAAATTTCTCCTTGCTCCAGGCCAGCGTCTCGATCGCCGGCGTCCACTGTTCGGGCAGGCGCTGCATCCTGCCGGTCCCCACCTGCACCGATGGTGACGACAGTCTTCGTTCCAGCTCGGCGACCCGTCTTTCGAGGGCGGCGATCCGGTCAAGCTCGTGCCTTGACATGGGTTTGAGGCTGTCCTTTCTCGGGCACACCGAACTGGTCTGCCGTCAGGAACCGATAGTCGTTGATGCTGCTGGTCCTGCCCCTGCTGCGGCCCAGCTTGAGCTCGAAGATCTCGATCTCGGGATGCAGGGCACGGATCAGGGCGCGCTTGATGCGATAGACATCGAGCACCTGGCCCTTCACCTCCTCGATGACCATGCGCTGGCCGAACTGGCCGGGCTTCACCCGGTAGCGGAAGTCGGCGAGGTAGGTGCAGACCAGCACACCGTTGACGACGCACTTGATGGGGTACTGGCACTCGAGCTGGTCGATCATGCCGCGCGCGACCATCTCCTTGAGCTGCCCGTAGCGGGTCGCCTCGATGGCGGAGTGGAAGAAGCGGCCGTCGACCCAGCGGCCGGCGGCGTTGTACTTATTGCGCTTCGACACCTTGAAGGTGCCATCCTTCTTGTGCCCCAGCTGGCGGATCGCCTTCTCCCGTGCCCGCCGGCGCACGGCGACCTTGCTCAGGTCCTTGGGTCCGGCCGGCATCAGCGAATGCCGAGTTCCTGGATCGCCTTCGCTATCTGCTCGGCCGTCGATTGCGTGATCGACTTGCCTTGCGAGAAGGTGCGGTAATAGGTGGAGCGTGGCACGCCCGCATGCAGACAGGCATCGAGCAGGTCCACCTTCTCGGCCTCGGCCATGGCCTTGAGCTGCTGCGCATAGGTCTGGATCACGGTGATACTCCTTGATGGTGCAACACTGCGACACTTGTCGCATCTCTGCACCATCGTGTCCATCACCTCGGACCAGTCATCCACGTCTATCTGCAGCTGGTCTCGAATCCACTCGAGCTCGTCGAACTCAGCCATCCTTCATTGCCTTGCGCAGCGGTGCGATGATGTCCGCCTCGATGCGCGGCCTGTTCTGCCGCAGGCTCTTGAGCATGGCGTTGCACGCGGCGATGCCGCTCAGGCTGGTCGCTCCGCCGGCGGCGTCGACCCTGTCGACCCACTGGTAGATCGCATCGATGGTGGCCAGCGCATGCAGCGCTGCTTTCAATACCGGCTTGTCAGCCATCAGCAGCTGCCTCCCTTGTGGGTATAGCAATCCTCCTCGACGGACGGGCTGCCGTTCAGCACCACGAACCACATGAACAGCAGGAACCAGACGGCAATCACTGGCTTCAGCCAGCTGAACTCGTTCATTGCCTGTCCTCCGCCGGACCGTACTCGATCAGGCACACCAGCCCGTACTCGGTGCGGTCGACCAGCCAGTTGTCGGCGCACTGGTCCTCCGCATCTACGATCCTGATGGGCGTGGGCCACGGCAGCAGGGCAAGCAGTGCGCCCGTGATGGTGGCGACGACGATCATCATGCGAGCTGAAGGCATTTGATCCTCCTCAACCGCTTGAAGCGCTTCACTTCCTGTTCCTGCATGCGCTGCGATGCCAGCCAGTCGACCGCTCGTGCCGCACGCTGCGGATCCACATCGAAGATCTGATCCTCGAGGTCCTGTTCCCTCATGATGCGCAGTCCCATGCCCCGCATGCGGACCATGTCGTGGCTCTCGCCGGGTTCGAAGTCGCTCATGACTGCGCTCTCCCTGCATAGGCGACGGCCAGCGTCAGGTCCGTCGCGCCTTCAACCTGCACCCGCTTCACGTCGTCCGATGGCTTGCGCTGGTGGGCACAGCTCAGATCCTGGTCCATCAGCCACTCGTCGAACTCGGCTGTCTTGACCAGCGCGCTGGCTATCAGCTGAAGATCCTCCTCTGCCCGTTCGAGCTGGGCCTGCATCTCGCCGATCTGCACACGCTGCTGCTCGACCAGCTGCAGCAGGGCCAATCCGTCCTTCACTTTCATCGCCGTTCTCCTTGTTGAATCCATCACGCCTGCGACGGGCGTGCACCGATCGACCGCGCCCTAAGCGGGCAGTGCAAGGCCGAGCGAAGCGAGCCGAAGGGCAGCCTTGCACTGAACGCAGGGCGTGGTCCGGTGCATCGACGCCCGACGCAGGCACGGATTGATTTGAAATTTTAGAAAGCCCGTTGAAATTTTCAGCGGCCCGCCTCGCCTGCCGCTCCGCCTCCCCCCTCCCATTCACCCACCCCCTTCCCGTCCAGCCCTGGCCCCAGCCCTCGCCGATCGGGGCACCGTGACTGAGGCTCCGCCTCTACTGCAGTGAGGGCAGTGACCAACCAGTCACCGCCGTCACCTCCACCCCTGGCGGAGCCCAAAAAAAGGGGAGAGCCGAAGCCCTCCCCCGTGCCGCTCACGCGGCGTTGCTGTTGTGGCCAGGCGCCACGTTGGTGACGATGCCCAGCGCCTTGGCCGCCGCCATCGCCGGCGTCTCGGCGACGTCCTCGTTCGGGCGTCCCGTGCGGCCGTAGGCGAAGTCCTTGCCGGTGGCCTTGGTGTACACCCGCTTGGCCGCGTCGAGCATCGCCTGGTCGAAGGCGAGCTGCTCGTTGAGGCGCTGCACCCACTCGACCGACCGCTGCAGGTTCAGCTCCGAGATCTCGGTGCCGTCGTGAGCCCGCATGGTCCGCTGCACGGCGGCCTTCGCCTGCGGCAGCGTCTTGTTGGACGAGTAGTCGATGGCGTTCGCCAGCTGGTAGCAGATGCCGTTCAGGAGCTTGTCCTGCACGAAGCCCTTGCGGTTGCGCTCGGTGACGACGCCGTCGCGGTCGGTGTGCTCGTATGCTTCGAAGTAGATCGCTGCGATGCCTTCGAGGTACTTGGTGAACTTCTGGATCTCAGTCATTTCGGTAACTCCGTTTGGTTGCCGGACCTGCTGTCCGGTCCCGCCCGCAAGACATGGCTGGAGCAGGATGCACCGACGACTGAAGACGGATTCGAGAGAGGGACGACGCCGCCAGGCGGAGGACCGAACGGCTGCCCACCGCACCCCGCAGGACCACCACTGCCACCGTCTGCAGGGAGGAGGGGAACGGCGCCAGCCGTTGCATCCTGAGCCAGCCGTGTCAGGCGATGGCGGACCGAGACAGCAGGTGCGGCAACCGAAGGGAGTTACACTTCGAAATGCAGTCACTGGATCCAGTCACCGAGTGCGTCGAATCCACGGCGAGAATTAACCTGAACGAGGTTAACACCCGCGTTCCGGCGCCACAGTTGGAATCCCATGCCTTGACACGGCTGTGCATAACCCCCCCTACTACCCCCCTGCCTTGCACAGTCGTTTGACCACGACAATCACGGACCAAGACGTCAAGACGCCATGCGAGCCCTCCCCCAGCTGCACAAGGACGTGTTCGCTGAACCGAAGCGGCAGCTGACAGCGAAGCAGCAGCGCTTCGTCAAGGAGCTGTTGGCGAACGGAGGCAACCAGACGGAAGCAGCCGAGAAAGCTGGCTATGCCAGCAACTCGGCAGCGACAGTCGGGTCGAACCTGGTGCGAAACCCCATGGTGCAGCAAGCGATCGTGCGGGAAACGCTGACAGCCATCGGGCTGTCCGCGGTGCCTGCTCTCGCACAGGTGATCCGTTTGGTTGACCACGCTCGCTCCGATTATGTGAAGCTCGAAGCTGCCCGCGATCTCCTTGATCGTGCAGGGTATTTGCCTCCTGAGCGACGCGAGGCAGGCAGTGATCAGTCACTGACTGTCGAGCTGGTTCTGAGCACCGAGGGGGTCTCGAAAAGCGCAGTGACTGAGATAGTCACTGTCCCCCACACGGGAAAAAGCCCTCCGGAGTTCGAAGAAGCCGTCATCTTCCCTTGGGAGGGGGAGCAGGAGACCCGTTAGCCTGTCGCAGACCGTCTAGAGGGTAGCGGGGTATGGGGGTGTTGGGGGAAAGGGGTGGTTTTGGTGAGGATTGGGTTGATTTTTCGGTGGGTGAGGTCGATTTTTCGACCAACTGGGGGTTGCAGCCATGCACGGTGGGACATTTCGGTGCATGGCAAGCGTTGTCCGGACTGTGACAGGGTGATGGAGCTTCCATAGTGGCTGAACGCCTCCCCATCGACTGGAATTTGAGCGATTTGATCGACAGGCAGGGCGGATTCAGCACCTCGCTGTCGTGGCCGGACCGGCTCAAGCTGCGCTCCATTGTGAAAAAGGTGCATATGAAGCATCATCCGGCGGAACTGATCACCGACTTGCAGGCTGATAGGATGATCGACGTGATTGCCCCCGGCACGGCGGCCTATCTCATTCGGCGGGCGCTGGAGAAATAGCCATGGCCAAGGAAGCGAAGCCCGTTGAGAACAACGAGGCGATGAAGAAGGAATATGCGGGTCTCAGCTGGGACGACCAGCGCAAGGAAGACGAGCGCCGGGATCGCGAGCGGCTCGGCAAGCTCAAGGAGAAGGCCACGCCGGAGCGCATCTCCGAGGTCAAGACCGAGCTGTCGAAGATGCAGCTGGAGTTCGAGGCGGCCGTGACAAAGCTGCGCGAGGACTATGCGGCGAAGAAGGCGCAGCTGCAGGAGGAGATCGGCTCGGACGTCAACGCGCCGGTGGTGCCGAGCGGCCCGCAGCCGACCAACGAGACGCTGGCCGACGGCTCGCCGCGGCGCACCCTGACGATCCCGGTGACGGCATGACCGCAGCGGTGCTGACGGGCATCAGCCCGACCACTGGCGAAACCGGGACGGCGGTCACCTTGACCGCCACCGGCACCGGCTTCGTCGACGGCGACATCATCGCCTACGGCATCGAGGATCTCGACACCATTTTCGTCGACGCCACCAGCCTGACGGCTTCCGTCACGCCGATCGACCCGGGCCCGCACGACGTGCTGGTCAGGTGCGGCGACGGGGATACCAACGCCGTCTCCTTCGAGGCCGTTTCGCCGGAATACACCGCCGAGGAATGCCTCGAGGCGCTGAAGACCGGCGACACCTCGAAGCTGGCGGGAACGCCGGCGGCGGAGCTCAACTGGGTCCGCACCGAGTTCAAGGCGTGGGCCGATGTCGAGGGCGCGCGCATCGAGAAGATGTACGACGAGACCTATGCCGCGATCCTCGCCGAGATGGCGCGCAAGGGCGTGCCCTACTGATGCCGGGCGGTCCGGTCACGGCGGAAGACTTCGCGGCCGCGATGGCGGCGCTCAATGCCCGCCTCGATGCGCTGGTCAGGGCGATCGAGGCGGCGGCCGCGCCTTCCAAGCCACTGCCGAAGCGCCCCGGCAGTGGCAGCCTTTAAGTATCACGTCGACGGCAAGGTCGCGGAAGCGTTCTTTGCCAGCACGGCGTTCGTTCGCGGCCTTCGCGGCCCGGTCGGCAGCGGCAAGTCGGTCGCCTGCTGCATCGAGCTGTTCCGCAGGGCGACCAGCCAGGCGAAGAGCCCGATCGACGGCAAGCGCAAGACACGGTGGGCGGTCATCAGGAACACCCAGCCCGAGCTGCGCACCACCACCATCAAGACCTGGCTCGACTGGCTACCCGAGCACCAGTACGGCAAGCTCAACTGGTCACCGCCATTTACGCACCGGATACGAAAAGGCGACGTGGACTGCGAGGTAATCTTCCTCGCCCTCGACAAGGCGGAAGATGTCAAGAAGCTGCTGTCGCTCGAGCTGACGGGCGCTTTCATCAACGAGGCGCGTGAAATCCCGAAGCCAGTGCTCGACGCGGTCACCATGCGGGTAGGGCGCTATCCGGGCCAGCGCGACGGTGGACCCAGCTGGTCCGGCGTGATCATGGATACTAACGCGCCCGACGAGGACCACTGGTGGGCGATCATGTCCGGCGACGTCGTGGCCCCGGATTTCATGGGCGAGGAGGAGATCAAGCAGCTGGTGCGTCCCGCCAACTGGGAATTTTTCTCGCAGCCGGGCGCGATGCTGGCCGAAAAGCAGGGCGGCAAGGTCACGGGTTACGTGATGAATGGGGCCAGAGAGAACCAGCAGGGGATCGGGTCCGACTACTACCAGCGCATGGTCGCCGGCAAGACCCACGGCTGGATCAACGTTTACGTTTGCAACCAATATGGCACACTGACAGACGGCAAGCCGGTCTATCCCTCTTTCGATAAATTGATCCATGTCTCGCCGGAACGGATCAGACCATATCCAGGACATGACATCTATGTCGGCATCGACTTCGGGCTCACGCCGGCGGCGGTCTTCGGGCAGAAGGTGCGCGGCCGCTGGGTCGTGCTTCGAGAGCTGGTTACGACCGACATGGGAATGGTGCGGTTCTCCCGCCTGCTTCGCGAAACCATGGCAGACCTGGGTGGAAGCTACTCCGTCTGGGGAGATCCCACAGGTGATAGCCGCGTTGGAACGGATGAAGACACGCCGTACCGCGTCCTCAAGCGACAGGGCATCCAGATCCGGCCCACCGCCACCAACGATCCTGCCCTTCGCATCGAGGCGGTGACCGCGACGCTCGAGCGCCTGGTCGAGCGCAACGCCGGCATCGTCATCGACCCGTCCTGCAAGACGCTGATCGCGGGATTCGAGGGCGGCTACCACTACAAGCGCATGGCGGTCGTCGGCGCCGAGCGGTTCGAGGACCGGCCCAACAAGAACCGCTTCTCCCACGTCCACGACGCCATGCAATACATGGTGCTGGGAGGGGGGGAGGGCAGGATGCTCGTCAACGGAGCGCAGCCGATGAAGGCGGTGCAGGCGCCGCACCGATTCGACGTGTTCGCGCACGCCCTGACACAGCGCAAGCGCAAGGTGGCATTGAAGAACTGGTAATCCGGAGTATGGTGCGCCCATGTGTGGATTTGGCGGTGGTGCAGGATCGCGTTCGGGCGGCCAGAAGGGCGGACCCAGCCGCGAGCGTGTTCCCAACCTGCTCGATCGCAAGCAGGACCGCCCCGGCCCACAGTATCGCCGCTCGGCTCCCGGCCAGTGGGCTCCCGCCCCCTTCCGCGGTCCGGCCGGCGCCGTTCCCAGCCAGCGCGATCCCGTCTACCCCGACGCCCAGCCGGCCCCCGACACGGTGCGCCGCGAATATGCCAGCAACCGGCGCAGCCGCGGCATCGGCACCCGCTCCCTGCTAGGATGACGCCCATGTGCTTCCCGAAAGCCCCGAAGCAGGATCCGCAGGTCGCCATCGACCAGGCCCAGCGCAAGCAGGAGGAGCTCGACCGGCTGGCCGAGACCAAGAAGCAGGTCACGCAGCAGCAGCGCCGCGCCGTCGGCCGCTCCGGCGTCCGCTCCCTGCTGTCGCCGGCCACGCCGCCCGGCGGATATCTCAGCTGATGGCCTATCCCGATCGAGACAAGGTGGTCAGGGCGTTCGAACGGGCGCGATCCCTGCGTGCCCCGAAGGAAGCGCGCTTCGACCAGGCCATGCGCTACGCCATGCCCGGTCGCGGCGCGTTCTTCGGGTCGAACGCCGACACGGAGATCGACGACATCTTCGACGAGACGGCGATCGTCGCGACGCAGGAGTTCGCGTCACGGCTGCAGGCGGGCATCACGCCCAACTTCACCCGCTGGGCCAAGCTTTCGGCCGGCCTCGACATCGACGCTGTCGACGCGGAGGAAGTCAACCGCGATCTCGAAGGCGTCACCGAGTTTGTGTTTGATGTGCTCAATGCCTCGAACTTTCCACAGGAGAGCGCCGAGGCGTTCATGGACCTCGCGGTAACCCTGGGAGCCATGGAGGTTGAGAAAGGCACCGTCGTCCAGCCACTCCGGTTCAACGCCATCCCGATAAACGAACTGTATGTTGCCAACGGGCCATTCGATGCACTGGATCAGTTCTTCCGCGTCCGCACCTACACGCCCGACCAGTTCGAAGTGAAGTACCCCGGCCATACGGTAAGCGCGGAAAAGCTGACCGAGTGGAAAAAGTCGGGCAAGCCATACAACTTTGTTGATGCGGTGATGCGTGATTGGTCCGAACCGAACGAAGAATGCCATTACCGTAGTCTCCTTTGCCGCGAGATGGATTCCGAGATCGTATTCCAGCAGGAATACAAGGGCACGGGCTCCTGCCCGATCATCTGCTTCCGGTGGGGGAAAGAGGCTGGTTCCGTATGGGGCCGCGGCCCGCTGATGAACGCCATGCCGGCTATCAAGACCTGCAATCTGGTGGTGCAGATGGTGCTCGAGAACGCCCAGATGTCGATCGCCGGCCTCTACAACATGGATGACGATGGGACAGTCAACGTCGATACCATTGAACTGGTGCCGGGAACGATCATTCCAAGAACACCCGGAAGCCGCGGCGTTGAAGCCGTGCAGGCTGGCGGCAATTTTAATGTTGCCTCCCTGGTCCTCGATGAGCAGAGAGCAAATATCAAGCGCGCTCTCTACAACGACATGCTTGGCAATCCCAATCGGACGCCCATGTCAGCTACGGAAGTGGCTGAGCGAATGGCCGATCTGTCCCGACAGATCGGATCCGCCTTCGGACGCCTGATGGGCGAGTTCATCTTCCCGGTCATGCAGCGGGTGGTGTTCATCCTCAAGGATCTGGGCGCCATCAAGTTGCCGGTGGTCAACGGCCGCGAAGTGAAAGTGGTCGCCACTTCGCCGCTGGCGCGCGCGCAGGATCAGGAGGACATCTCCAACGTCGACCGGCTGATCGTGTTCGTGCAGAAGAACTTCGGGCCGCAGATGGTCAACATCTTCATCAAGGGCGAGGACGTCACGCCCTATGTCGGCGACAAGCTCGGCGTGCCCTCGCGCTTCGTGCGCAAGGCGGCCGAGATCCAGGGCTTCGTCGAGCAGGTCAGCCAGCAGGGATCGCAGGTTCCCGGCCTGACCGGCGAGATGGGCATGCCCGATCTGTCTGCCCTGACGGGCGGAGCGCCTCCGGGCGCATCAGGCCCAATGGGCGGCGCGGCCGGCGCGGCAGCAGCCATGCCGGTCGCAGCTAATGCAGCGTGATCTCAGGGACAATCCGGCCGGGCCGGACGGCATCGTCCGCTCGCCCGACGAGCACAAGCGCATCAACGAGGTTCTCGCCATCACCTTCAAGGGCGAGGTAGGGAAAGCCGCTCTCGACTATCTGAGGTCGATCTCGATCGAGCGGGCGTGCGGCCCGCATGTCGGCGACGGCGAGCTGCGCCACCTCGAGGGCATGCGCTTCATCGTCGGCGTCATATCGCAGCGCATCGCTGCACATCACAAGGAGCAGCAACATGGCGGAACCGTCACCGTCCCCACCGGCAGCACCGTCCCCCGCTCCCGCCCCGTTACCCGCGTCGGCGAGTGAGAACAAGCGGTTCGAATCGCCGCCGGACCCGTTCGCCGGCATCGCCTTCCCCGACAAGTTCAAGCGCGACGGCAAGCCCGACCTCTCCGCCTTCGTCAATTCCTACGGCGAGCTCGAGACCCGCTTCAACACCAAGACCGAGGAGCTGAAGCGGCAGATCGCCGAGGAACAGGCGACCAACCGGCCCAAGGCGGCGACCGAGTACCAGATCCCCAAGATCGCCGGCATCGACGAGAAGGAGCTGGCCGAGCATCCGATGGTGGCGTGGTGGCGCGACGAGGCGTTCAGCGCCGGGCTGCCGCAGGACAAGTTCGCCAAGGCGGTCGAGAAGTACATCGAGGCGGTGCAGCCGCAGGCGATCCCCGAGGACACCCTCAAGGCCGAGCTCGGCGACAGCTTCAAGCAGCGCATCGCCGCGGTCGACGCATGGGCCCAGAAGACCGCCAAGGACGACGCCGAGATGGACGCCTTCCGGTCGATCGGCACCTCGCCGGCCGGCATCCGCCTGATGGAAAGGCTGGCCGGGCTGAGCGGCACCATGGCCGCCGACGATCCCGCGCATGTGCAGCCGGCGGTGACGCTCGAGCAGCTGCGCGCCATGCAGCAGGACCCGCGCTACTGGGATTCGGCGCGTCGCGACCCGGCTTTGGTCAAGCAGGTCGAGGAGGGCTACCAGAAGCTCTATCCGGATGCCAAGCGTTCGGCTTAGGCGGCCGCTGCCGCACGATCTCGCCGACGTCTTCCGCATCGCCAAGGCGTTCCACCAGGACAGCGCCTACCGCGACCAGCCGCTGTCCCTCGACAAGATCGACGCGCTGTTCGTCTCGACCATGACCCGCGACGACCACTTCGCCATCCTCGCGGTCGACGCCGTGACCGATCGCATGCAGGGCTACCTGCTGGGCGTGTGCCATGAGCATTACTTCAACCACGAAAGGACTGTTTCTGATCTTGGATTCTATATTATGGAAGACTATCGCAGCATGCAGATCGTGCGGAAGATGCTGCAGATGCTGGAAAGCTGGGCGTTCGGCCAGATGAAGGCGGTGGACATCTCGCTCGGCGTGTCCAGCGGCATCGCCGACAAGCTGATCGTCCGGCTGTACGAACGCATGGGCTACCAACGCGGATATTATGGTGTTATCAAATCGCGCTGACAGGCCCGTGATCTGCGCGGAACAACTCACCTGAGCCCGTGACTTCGACGGAACAACCTTCGAAACCCCAACCGAAGGATTGAACCATGTCACAGGAAGTTTCCGACGCCTTCATCAAGCAGTACGAATCGGATGTTCATGTCGCCTACCAGCGCATGGGCTCCAAGCTGCGCAACACCGTCCGCACCAAGTCCAACGTCCACGGCAGCTCGACCACGTTCCAGAAGGTCGGCACCGGCGTCGCCGTCCAGAAGGCCCGCCACGCCGAGATCAGCACCATGGAAGTGCCGCACGATCCCGTCGAGGTGGTGCTGCAGGACTGGTACGCCGGCGACTACATCGACAAGCTGGACGAGCTCAAGATCAACATCGACGAGCGCCAGGTCGCAGCCGATGCCGGCGCCTACGCACTCGGCCGCAAGTCCGACGAGCTGATCACCACCGCGCTCGACACCACCACCAACGTCATCGCCCACGGCGGCACCGGGCTGACGCAGGCCAAGATCGAGACGGTGTTCACCTGGTTCGGCAACAACTCCATCCCCGACGACGGCAACCGATTCGCTGCCATCTCGGCCGCCGGCTGGGTCGACCTGCTGCCGATCACCGCCTTTTCCAGCGCCGACTTCATCGGCAACGACCAGCTCCCCTACAAGGGCGGCATGTCGGCCAAGCGCTGGATGAGCTTTACGTGGTTCGAGTTCTCAGGGCTGCCCGGCACCCCTGCCGACCGCACCCAGTTCTTCTATCACAAGAGTGCTGTCGGCTTCGCTTCCGGGCAGGACGTCAAGAGCGAGATCAACTACGTGCCGCAGCGGGTCGCCCACCTTGCCACCAGCTACATGTCGCAGGGCGCCGGCCTGATCGACCCGATCGGCGTCTATGAGGTACATATCGTAGAATAATTTTGCGTTCGGCCGCATGCATGCGCAGCGATTCGTAGAATAATTTTGCGTCAACAAGGGAAAATCAACATGGCACTCGATCCATCGAAGTTTCACACCAACTCAGGCGGTGGCCGCCAGATCCATAGCTACAACTCTGCTGCCGACGCAGCGGCCACTGTTCTCGGTGCCGGCTACTTCAACGCCATCACCGGCAGGTTGCACCAGGGCGACACCATCCATGCAGCGATGACCGCCAATTCGGTGTTGCAAGACTTGCTCGTCACTTCGGCAACCGGCGCCCCGGTCGTCACCGTCGTCGTCGCTACCTGATTTCCGGCTTCTAACCCCGGCCGGATTCGACTGGGGAGGGTCTCGGCCCTCCCCCTTTTTCCACGAGGGTCGCCATGGCGCTCACCAAGTTCGACATCGCCTCGTCCGCGCTGGTCATGATCGGCGCCAACCCGGTGTCTTCGTTCGGCTCGGCGACCAGCGTCGAGGAGATCGCCTGCCAGCATCTCTACCAGCCCTGCGTCGACCACTGGATCAGCCTCTATCCCTGGCGCTTCGCCACCCGCACCGCGCAGATGCCGCGTGACCACGAGGACGGCTTCAACCCCCTCAAGCCGGTCGGCTGGCAAGCTGTCTACACCGCGCCCCCCGACATGAAGGCGCTGCAGTACATCCGCATCGACCTCGATGGCCGCGACATGCCGTTCGACCGCTTCGAGAACAAGGTGTTCTGCAACGCCACCGCGACCAACACCGTCTACGCCGTCTACACCTACGAGCCGCCGATCCAGTGGTGGCCCGGCTACTTCGTCGAGCTGATGGTCCATGCGTTCGCCGCCAAGCTGTCGTTCGCGCTGGCCGGCAAGCTCGACCTGCGCACCGATCTCGAGAAGTCGGTCGAGCCGCTGTTCCGCTGGGCCAAGAATGCCGACAGCCGCCAGCAGACCACCCGCAAGTTCAAGCTGCGCGGCCGCAACTCCATCATGGAGGCGCGCCTGTCATGAGCAACTACCGGGCGCCGCTGCGCGACATCAAGGTCGACTGGCGCTACGGCGAGGTCGACCCGATGATGGCGATGCGGGTCGACGCCAAGGCCTATTTGTCCGGCGCACGCTCGATGAAGAACATGATGCTGCACTTCTCCGGTGGCGCTTCGCGCCGTCCGGGAACCCGCAACATGCTGGCCCTGCCGGAGCGGGTGCGGCTGTTCGAGTTCGAGTTCGACTTCAACGAGAAGTACATCGTCGGCTTCGGCGCCGGCAACGTCTACGTCTGGACCGCCGCCGGCACGCCCTGCACCGTCACGCCCAACACCGGCCCGTGGAACATCACGACCGTCTGGGAGATCAACATCATCCAGAAGCTGGATGTGATGCTGTTCGTGCATCCGTCGTTCAAGATGCGGCGGCTGCGCCGCACCGGGCTGAACAGCTTCCAGCTGACCACGCTGGCCTTCTCGACCGACAGCGGCGAGAACGTCCTCAACCAGCCCTATATCAGGCGCGGCACCGGCCTCGACTACCCGATCGGGCTCAGCGCCTGGACGAAAGGCTCGCCGCGCACCCTGACCAGCAGCACCAGCTTCCTGACCAGCGACTGGGTGGGCGAGCGCATCCGCATCTGGAACAAGGAGGTCACCATCAATGCCGTGGCCAGCGGCACCAGCGCCACCGTGACCGTCAACCAGCACATCAAGGCCGATCTGGCGCCGGCGCCGTTCCGTGTCTCGGCCGGCGACACCGAGGTCTTCGTCACCCATGTCAATCACGGCATCGTCGGCCCGACCGCCACCGTCGTCATCGCCGGCGCGATCGACACTTTCGACATGACCGCGGCCATGCTCAACGGCACCCACACGATCACCATCAACGGCCCCGACGAGTATTACTTCATCGTCGCCAGCGGCACCTCGAAGGGCGGCGACGGCGGCGGCGCCAACGTCACCGTGCAGCCGGTTTCGCCGACGCGGGTGCGCGACTGGTCCGAGCAGATATGGTCCGATCGCCTCGGCTGGCCCGGCGCCATCACCCTGCACGAGAACCGCATCTGGATGAGCGGCTCGACCGGCGCCCCCACCTTCATCGGCGGCTCGGCCGTCGGCGACTACTACGACTTCAACGCGCGCGACGGCCTCGATGACGAGAGCGTGCAGGGCACCATCTCGTCGCTCACCCGCGTCGTCCACCTGGTCTCGCACAAGCAGCTGCAGATCTTCTGCGAAGGCGGCGAGGCGGTGGTCGAGACCCAGAACGGCGAACCGATCACGCCCGGCTCGATGAAGGTCATCAACCACACCGCCTACGGATCCGACCCGAACGTGCGGCCGCGCATCTTCGATGGCGCCACCATCTTCGCGCAGCGCAACGGCAAGAACATCCGCGAGCTGATCTACGACTTCAACACCGACGCCCAGGTCGCGCCGCCGATCTCGATCCTCGCCAGCCACATGATCGACAGGCCCAACGACGCCGCCGTGCTGCTCGGCACGCCGACCCGCCCGGAGCAGTATGCCTTCTTCGTCAACGCCACGGCCGCGACCAACGGCACCGTCGCCTGCTTCCACTCGATCCGCTCGGAAGAGTTCACTGGCTGGACCCGCTTCGTGAGCGGCGGCGGCGGCCACTTCGATAGCGTCGTCGTGGTCGGCAGCCAGGTGTTCTTCTCCGTGCTGCGCTCCGGCGTCTACTACCTCGAGCGCCTCGAGCTCGACGCCACCGACATCTGGCTCGACGGCGCCAAGCAGCTTTCCGGCACCACCAATGTGTGGACTGCCGGCACCGGCTATATCAACAGGGTGATCACTGTCATGGCCGGCGGCTACAAGATCGGCAATACGCCCGGCGCCCTGATTTATGGCACGCTCACGCCGGATCCCGCTGCTGCCGACGGCAATTACACCACCAATGCGAGCGGCCAGTTCCAGACCCCGATGCCAGTCGCCAATCCGATCATCGGTTCGGACTACGGCGTCGAGCTGATCCCCAATCCGCCCGACAAGGAAATGACTGACGGCTCGATGACCGGCGAGAAGCGGCGCATCGTGTCCAGCAACCTGCATTTCCACCAGTCGGTCAGCGCCGCGGTCAACGGCAAGGAGCAGCTCGGCTTCACCATCGGCCAGGATCCCAGCCTGCCGCCGGTCAAGGTCACCGGCAAGCGCCGCATCCGCCATCTCGGCTACGGCACCGATCCGACCATCGTCATCACCCAGCCAAATCCGGGACCGCTGGTCGTGCTCGGCATGATCCACGAGGTGTCAGTCTGATGTGCGGCCCCATTGTCGGTATCGTCCTTTCCGTCGTCAGCTCGCTGGCCACTGCCGCCATGGGCGCGCAGATGGCCAAGCAGCAGGCGGAGATCGAGCAGAGCCAGCTCAGGGTCGAAATGGAGAACGAGCGCATCAAGTCGATCGGCGACACCACCGACCGGCTGATGGAGCTGCGCAAGTCGGAGGCCATGAACATGGCTGCGCTGTCGGCCTCCGGCCTCGACGAGAACGTCAGCTACACGCAGGGCATCGTGCCGTTCAACATGCAGGTCGCCGGTAACGACATCGGGCGAACGATCTTCAACAGCGACCAGGTCGTCGGCCGCAAGAAGTACGAGATCGGCGTCGCCAAGTGGAAGGCCAAGGCCACCGCGGTGTCGGGCTTCGTGCAGGCCGGCTTCGATAGCCTCGGCACGATCGCCGGCGGCTTTGTCAAAGCCAATACAGGCAGCACGGCGAGCACGGCCACCAACAGGATTCAGTGATGGCGCTGCAGCCGCTTCAGATCCAGACGCCGCGCACATCGCTGATCGGCGGACAGCAGCTGCCGAAGGCATCGGGCGAGGGCGTCCGCAGCCCCGACATCAGCAACTCGTTCTCCGCCTTCACCAACGCGCTGCTGGCCAAGCAGGCCAAGGGCGACGCCGACGCCGAGGCCAACAAGCGTATCGACGACAAGCTCCAGGGCGTCGTCGACGTCAATGCGTGGCGTGACGCCGAAGTCGCCAAGAATCCCGATGGCACGTTCTCGCGCGCGCCGGTCGTCCAGGGTAGTCCCGAGTACCGTGCATCCGTCCACAACGCCCTGCAGGACCAGGCGCTCAGCGACATTGCCGCCCAGTACGAGAAGCGGGCCGGCGAAATCCAGGTCATGTTCGACAAGACGGCGGCGCAGAAGACTGCGCTGCTGGAGGGGGCGAAGGCGGGCATCCTCGACACGGTCGACCCGCTCTACAAGGGCGCGGCCCGCATCGTGCTGGACAGGGACAGCTCGCAGCGCGTCAACCAGATGGTGGCGGCCGAGGCCGAGCAGCAGCAGAAGATCCTTGTCGACGGCATGCTGGCCAGCAAGGAGACCGCCATCAAGAAGGCGATCTCGATCGCGGCGGCCGGCGGCGACTACACCGACTTCACGCAGCGCGCCTACAAGATCGAGGACCAGCTGGTCGGGCTGAACCTGCAGGACCAGATCAAGGCCGACAACAACAAGGCGGCGATCGCCGGCTACGTCATCTCGTCGGCGACGCAGGAGCAGATCGCCACCGGCGCCCGCAAGGGCAAGATCGCGCTGTCCGAGCTCAACGAGTTCGTCGAGGTGCTCGATGTCGGCGGCGAGGCGACGATCTCGATCGACGCCGGCCCCGCACCCAAGTCGCTGCACCCGGAGCTGTCGGATCCGCCGGCGCCCAAGCGCAAGATCATCTCGACCGGCGAGCTGCGCAAGCTGTTCCCCGACGAGGCGGCGGTCAAGGCGGTGTCGTCGAACCTGCGGCAGCTGGTCAACGCCATGCAGTCGGCGGCCAACGCCAATTTGCCGATGCTCGAGGTCGAGAAGTACCTGAAGACGGCAGGCCCCAACACCCGCATCCCGCACAAGGACGAGCCCGCCTACCAGAAGCTGGTGAGCCAGTGGATAAACGACCTGAAGGCGCTCGACGATCCGGATGGTCGCGCGACCGTCGCCGGCATGGTCAGGCTGACCAAGGTGATGACGCCGGACCTCGTCGACAACATGAGGCTCAGGCTCAATTCGACGCCCGACAAGGCGAGGGAAGTGATCGCCATGTGGGTGTCGATCGTCGACAGCCGCGACGGCGACGTCCGCATCGGCGACATGATCAAGAAGGAGATGAACAAGCCAGACGTGGCGCTGTTCGACAATGCCCGCGACGTCATGGCGCGGGTCATGGCCACGACACAGGATCCCGCCAAGCAGGAGCAGATGTACCGCTCGACCATGGACAAGCTGGCCGATCCAGCCAACACGGTCGAAGCCCATGTCAGGGAATATCAGGAGAATACCAAGACCGACTTCAGCGGCGCCGTGCAGGGGCTGTTCATCGACTTCTATTCGAGCCGCGACCGGCCGATGTACTCCGTGCCGCCCGAGTTCCAGGAGGAGGTGGCCAAGACATATCAGATCAACAAGTCCCTGAATCCCGGTGCCGACGATACCAAGATGCTCGAGGAGAGCTTCAACTCGGTGGCACAGGGCTACCAGTCGTCGAAGATCTACAGGGACGGCTGGACCAGGGGCGACGATCTCAGTTGGAATCCGCACAACTATGCCGCTCCGGTGACACCGCTGCATCCGGGGGAGCGCCGGCAGTTCACCGCCAAGCCCTACCAGTGGACCAGCGACATGGTCTCCAAGGTGGTCATGAACCATCTGGTCAAGGACAAGATCGACTTCCGCAGCGACGGTCCCAACGGCGAACTGCGCAATGCGCTCAACACCATCCTGGCGGCTGGCAACACCATGCCGCTCGGCAACGGCCTGATGCTGGTGCCGGTGCCCGGCAACAAGTACGAGGTGTGGGTCGACATCGACGGCGCCTCGCAGCAGAAGATCAAGGTGTTCCGCAAGGATGGCGCCTCGGTGCCGCTGCTGGTCGACCCCCACACCGTGCGCTCCAACATCGAGGGCCGCCAGAAATCCTTCGAGAACATGCAGAAGGCGACCGCGGACGCCAAGGCAGCGACGATCCGCGAGATCATCAGGATCGAGGAAGGCAAGGGCAATCTCGACGCCGGCAACATGGCGCTGCGTGTCATCGACAATCCGGTGCAGCGCGAGAAGTGGCTCACCGACCAGTCGCCGGAGATCAGGCAGCTGTTCCTCGACAACGAGCAGGACCGCCGCGACTTCATCGCCAGCGAGGGCAAGCAGTATTACGAGGCGCCGCCGCAGGCCATCCAAGAGATGGAGCTCGACGACAAGACTCTGATGCTGCCGAAGGCGACCGGCAAGGGCGTGGTGCTCGGCTCGATCAACCGGGTCGGCGACTTGTTCGGCGACGACATCGACATGCGCCAGCTGATTGCCGCGATCGCCAGCCAGGAGACCAAGTTCGGGGCGGTGGACGGGACCTTCCGCGAGATCGGCGACCGCGGCCTTACCCAGATGAACACCGAAAGCGGCTGGGTCGAGGTGCAGCGCCTCGCTGCAATTCCCGGCTCCGAAGTCTACGAGATGAACGAGAAGGCCAAGGCCGCATTCGGCATCGACGTGACGCAGCTCACCTCCCGCGATCTCGACAAGCCGCTGGTCGCGGTGCTGGCCACCCGCATGTACCTGTCGCGCGCCTCCGAGGAAGTGCCGGACGCCAACGACCACGAGGAACAGGCCCGCTACTGGACTGCCTGGTACAATCCGGGGGCGACCCTCGAGATGGCGGAACAGTTCGCGGCCAATGCCGGGGCGCTGATCGTCACGCCGGCGCAGGCTGCGACCCGCGGCCTGGTGCTCGACGCCGGCGGTCCCGGCGCCGTCACCGACATGCAGGGCAACGTCTATCCCGCCAACTTCACGGCGACGCTGCCGATGACGCAGACATCCGCGCTGCGTTTGTCGGCCGCGTTCGGCAAGCCGCTGCGCGTCACCCCGCACGGCGGCACCCAGCCCGACGCTCGCAAGTCGACCAGCCAGCACCATGCCAAGACGGCGCTCGACTTCTATGTCGACGACTACACCGACGCCGAGAAGACCCGGCTGATCGCGACGGCGGTCGCCATGGGCTACACCGGCATCGGCGGCTACGGCGCCGGCGACGGCAAGGGCACCATCCACCTCGACCTGCGCGGCAACTTCGCCGGCTGGTGGCGGCACAAGCCCGGTGTCGACAGCAAGTGGTCGACCGGCCCCAAATGGTTCACCGACGGCATCCGGCAGGGCATGGCGCGGATAGGCCGCACCAGTGCCTGAGCCTCTCGAGCCACAGCCGGGGATCCAGCCGGGCACGCCGCTGCTCCAGCCGGAGCCGGCCGGTGCATTCCACGCGAATCCCGAAGAAGAGCTGAGAGCCAAGATCCGGCTGGGCTGGGCCAACCAGACCCTGCAGCGCACACTGATCCAGCCGCCGCCCGATCCCGGCTATCGTCCGTGGCAGGACATGAAGGGCTACGAGCCCTATGCCTCGACGCTGTCGCGCTCCCGCTCCAAGAGCGAGACCGACGCGCTCAAGCGGCTGATCGACCGGAACAAGCAGGACCAGCAGACCGCCGCATCCGGTGAGCTCGGTCTGCTCGGCGACCTCATCGCCGGCACCTTCGATCCGTCGAACCTCGTCCCGATGCCGTGGGTCAAGGGCATCGGCCTGGTGCGCAGCGCGCTCTACACCAGCGCGGCGTTCGGCGCACTTGCCGCTGGCACCGAGGTCGCCCGCATCAACGCCGATCCGACCGCCCAGTGGAGCGAGATGCCCGGCAATATCGCGCTGGCCTCGCTGCTCGGCGGCATCGTCGGCGCCCCGGTCGGCATGTGGGGCGCGCGCGCCGCCCGCTCGGAGCGCGCCATCCGCGCCTTCGAGGCGGATCTCGGCAACGTCGACAGCCCGTTCCACTCGCTGCGTCCACGGTCGCAGCCGGGATTGCGCTTTGAGAGCGCCCGCCCCCCGCGCGCGGCCGACGGCACCTATCCTCTGTTCGCCCAGGTCGAAGAGACCATCGGCTACGAGCCAAAGACGGTCGACGGCGTCACCTATGTCAGCGAGGACGGATTAAACTGGACTACCGCAGCTGAAGAAGGACGCGCCGGGCCGCTGGCGGTCAGCGACGACATCGCCGAGCATCTCGGCCAGCCCACGCCCATCCGCGAGCTGGTGCAGAAGGGCGACGAGGTCCGCGTCAGGCAGGAGTTCAACAAGGGCCAGTGGCACGACGAGCTGCAGAGCTACATCGACGGCGGCGCCAACGTCCGCCACGTCGTCAGGGACGCCAACGACTACTACAACTTCCGCCACTACCAGCACATCTACGAGCGCAGCCTGCCGAAGCTGGCCGGCGAGACGCCCGAAGCGTGGCGGCAGCGGGTCGGTCAGGAGGCGATGCGCGAGTACCGCGGCTCGCAGCAGGGCGGCGACTATGCCGGCTTCCTCGCGCAGATGCTCGGCCGCATGAACTTCTCGCCGGTGGTCAAGGCAATCCGCCTGGCCAGGGGCGACAACCGGGTGGCCGAGCTGTCGCTGAATATCGGCGGCGACTACAAGTGGGCGATCGAGGGCAACCAGACGCGCTGGTCGACGCCGCCGTCGCTGATCCTCAATTCGATGCGGCAGCACACGCCGCGCTACCACCGCTTCCTCAACGAGTTCGAAGCGGAGTGGGTCAAGTATGCCGGCGGCGACCAGAACTACGGCGGCCGTACTTTTCAAGGACTCAATGTTTCAGCCGCCGCCTACAAGCTGAAGCGCGGACTGCGCAGGGGCGGCGGCGCGCAGGGCATGACGCATGCCGACTTCGAGGAGATGGTCGCCGAGGCGGTGTTCAACCCCAACGACTTCGAGGTGCGCGGCTTCCCGGTCAACGAGAACGCCCGTGCTGCCGCCAAGGCGTTCACCCGCATGGCGCAGGAGTACGACGACCTGCTGCGGGCCAGCGGCGCCTTCAAGGACCAAAAGAACCTGGCGCGCGACCTCAAGCACTGGAACCGCCAGATCGTCTACCACCAGAACCGGGTGATGGAATGGTTGTGGGGGAGGGAAGGCAGACCGGCCAACCTGCAGCACGCGATAAGGGTGAGGGAGCCCGGCCTGCTTGAGGGCGGGACCGAGCGGATCTTCACCGGGACCAGCCACGACGAGGCGATCCAGAACATGATCGACGAGCTCGGCGACGACGGCATCGCGCTGTCGGAGCAGCTCACAGCGAACGACTACGGCTACACATATCGTGAGGCACCCGCTGCCAAGGCCGCGCCGGCGCCGATTCCCGACGATTTTCCCGACGAGGTACTGCCGCCGCGGCAATTCGTATTGCAGACGGAAAGAGACATACGCGACGGCGGCATGACGGCAGCCGTCAAATATGGCGACGAGATCATCAGTGCTGGCGAGCACACCCAGGCCGTCGAGCAGATGATCCTGCGCCATCCCGAATTTGAGGCGCTATTCGAAGCCAACCCGGAAGCCTATCTCGGCTGGGCTGGCGAGCAGCAGATGGGTCTGCCTCCCGGTCCCGCTCCTGTTCCCGGTCCGCCTGCCCCCGCCTCCCTCGAGGCGGGTGTGCGCGCCGCTGCCGAGCAGGAGGCGGAATGGAACCGGCTGGCCAAGCTGGTCAACGACGGCACCGCCACGCCGGAGGAGATCGCAGCGCATGCGGCGCTGACCAAGACCGTCATCTCCAACATAGCCAAGGAGATGGGGCTGTTCCAGCCGAAGCCGATGGCTGCTTCGGTGATGGACATAGACCCGTTCTCGTTCGATCCGCAGATCGCCGGGTTCAAGTCGCTGGGCGAGGTGCTCAGCTACATCCGCGACAACACCGGGGAGTTCGGCACCGCCTACAATGAGCTGATCGGCAGGATCTTCGAGGACGTCAAGGACATCCCGCTACATGTCGTCGACGAAGCGACCATGGATGCGGCGATCGCCATAGGTGCCGAGGACGGCATGCTGGCGCGGGGCGCACTCGGCACCTTCGATCCGGTCGAGAACGTGACAAGGATCCGCGGCCAGATCGGCGACATGTCGGGCGCCAATCCGGTCGTCATCACTCACGAAGCGGTGCACGCCGCCACCAACCGGCGTATCGAGCAGGGCATTCTCGACAAGAGGCTCGGCCGCACCACGCCCTACTCGGCGATGCTCGACGAGCTCGAGGGACTGCGTGACGAGTTCTTCACACTGGCCGAGCGCGATCGCGAGCGGCTGGTCGCCGGCATGGACCTGGCTGGCCGGCAGGAAGTCGACTTCCGGCTCAAGCTGGCCAAGGACGACATCCACGAGTTCCTGACCTATGCGACGACGCAGCCGCAGTTCAAGGCGTTCCTGCAGGCGACCCCGGCGCGCCGTCCGCGCGGCGCGATCCAGACATTGTGGGACGAGATTGTCGACCTGTACCTGCGACTGACCGGCAAGGAAGTCCCGACCCGCGCCGACCAACTGCAGATCGAGCAGTTGTTCGACGTGATCTCCCGCTACACCGAGATGCAGCAGCCGCTGTTGACCGGCGAGCTGGCGCCAGGTGTCAAGGCGATGGAGGGACCGGCGCCGCAGTTCGTCAACGTCGCCGACGCGATGGACCAGCGGGTGCGCGCGATGTCGCCGGAGCAGAAGCGCATCTTCGACGAGCGGGCGGGCGCACTGCTCGAGGCGCAGGAGTACTTGGCAAAGACCCAGGCCGACCTCAAGACCGTGACCGAGACGCCGCACCAGTTCCTCGACGCCAATGGCAAGCCGGAGCCGTGGTTCCACCGGGTGTGGGACAAGTCCAAGGGCGCCACCGAGCGCGAGCAGCTGACCCGCCTGTTCACCAAATGGTTCGAACGCGACAATCCCGACGGCGCCCGCCAGCGCGCCGAGCTGGCGATCGACAACATCCTCAACGACAGCACCGAGATTGCCGGCACCGCCACGCTCGGCATGAGCCCGCTGCGCCAGCGCACCCTCAACATCCCCAACTCGTGGTCGATCGAGGATCCAGAGTTCGGCACCATCAAGGTGTCCGACTTCATCGACAAGCGCGTCACGGCGATCGCCGAGCACTATTCCAAGCGGGCCGGCGTCATCGTCGAATCGGCCAAGATGTTCGGGCCCGGCGGCATCAGGCAGGCCTTCGCCGAGCAGCGCGAATATTTGATGGCCACCTACTGGGAGCCGGCCGCCGACGCCGACAAGCCCGGCATCATCCAGTGGATCAACGAGATCCAGGCCGAGCAGCAGCTGGCCTACGACACTGTCGCCGGTACCCTGCGTACCGTCGATCCGCAACGGGTGGACAACCGCATCGGCCGCCTGCTGCAATCGCTGTCGACGTTCGGCGTGATGGGCAAGGTGGCGTTCGCGTCGGTCCCGGAAATCCTGCGGCCCGGCATGGTCAACGGCTACGGCACCCAGTTCAACGTCATCCTGCAGAAGTACATCGGCGACCTCGAATCGCTGCGCGGCAACACCGAGCTCAACGAACTGACCGGCGAGCTGTTCGACCTTGCCTCCAAACAGATGCACATCCAGGCCGTGACCATTCAGGACGGCGAACCGACGCTCGGCGGGACGTGGCTGGAGAATTTGATCAACGACCAGGTCCCCAATCTCTACAAGATCTCCGGACTGACCAGCCTGACGACGTGGCAGAAGACCATCTCCGGTCTGGCGGCGCAGCACTCGGTGATGAGCCAGGCGATCGCCGTCGGTGAGGCGCTGCGGGCGGGCGGGATCCCCGACCCGAAGATGGTGCTCAAGCTCAACGCCATGGGCATCAACGTGCGCGACGCCATGCTGCTCAGCGAGATGCCGATCGAGCGCTACCAGGGCGGCAGCCTAATCCTGCCCGCGGTCGACGGCTGGGGCAGCAAGGCCAACGGCCGCCGCGCGCGCGAGATCCTGCTCAACGGCATCCACGCCGAGATGCGGCGCACCATCGTGACGCCATCGGTCGGCGACCGCTCGACCATCTTCAACGGCGTGTGGACACACAAGGGCAAGAAGGTCTTCGAATCCGACATCATGACCATCCCGATGCAGTTCCTGTCCTACGGCATGGGCGCCCACAACGCGATGCTGATCTCCGGGCTGCAGGGCCGCGACCACACGCTGGTGCTCGGCATGTTCTATGCGCTGCTGATGGGCATGTTCGCCGAATGGTTCAGGACCGACAGCAAGGTCTGGATGAACAAGGGCTACGACGAGATGATCGCCGACGGCTTCGATGCATCCGGCATCGGCGGCTTCTGGTTCTCCGGGCTCAACACCCAGATCGAGCGCGCCTCGAGCGGCAAGTTCGGCCTGCGCCCGCTGGCCGGCATCAAGACCGACTTCGACAAAAAGCGGGTGGACCAGGGCGTCGCCAGCGCGTTCGGCGTGGCGCCCGGCTATTTCTACGATATCTCGCGCGCCTTCTGGGATTCGTCGGTGACGGCGACCGAACGCGCGCAGCTCATTCGCAAGGCCATCCCCTACAACAATGTCGTATGGTGGGAGCGCATCTTCCGGGAGATGGCCAATGGAGCCGGTGGCGCTTTTGAAGGGACCAAGAAATGAGCATCGTCGTCAATGATGTCAGCCCGCGGGTCCACCATGTGGCAACGCAGGGACAGACCGTGTTCACGGTTCCGTTCGCGTGGACCGCGGACACGCATCTCAAGGTCTACGTCAACGAGGTGCTGTGCGTGTTCGACGCGCCGCCGCTCGACAGCATGCACTATTCGACGACGGGCGTCGGCACCAGCGCCGGCGGCTCGATCACCTTCGGTGCGCCCGGCCGCACGGTCAACGACCATGTCATCATCTTCCGCGACATGCCGATCGCGCGCACCTCCGACCTGCCGACCTCCGGCGTGTTCCCGGTCGCCACGCTCAACGACACCTTCGACAACCAGGCCGCCATGATCCAGCAGACCGAGATCAACGTGCAGGAGCGCACGCTTGGCATGGCGGTCAACGACTTCGTGCATCCGCTCAACAGGATCCCCAACCGGGCGGGACGCGCCGGCAAGGTGCTCGGCTTCGACAATGACGGGCAGCCGACCATGTACCCGGCGGGCGGGGGCGGCGGTGGCGTCGGCGACGGCGTCGGCAATACCAACCAGCACTGGACCGGCGACGGGCCGCCACCGCAGCCGTGGCAGGACGGCGATCTGTGGTGGGAGAGCGACACCGGTGCGCTGCACATGTTCTATGTCGACGTCGACAGCGGCCAGTGGGTCGAGGTCTCGGCCGGCAGTGGCGGCACGCCCGACGTCAGCCACCTGATCAACCCGAAATGGTACGACGTGACGGGCGACGGCGTCGCCGACGACACCGCCGAGTTCCAGACCATGCTCGACGCCGCCGACGGCCGCGTGGTGTGGATCGACGGGCTGAACATCAAGATCACCAGCACCATCACGGTGCCGCAGGGCGGCATGCACCTGGCCGGCAACGGCATCATCACCTACACCGGCACCGGCAATCTGTTCCAGGGCTGCCAGATCGACCTGCTCACCTACAGCTTCGTCGCCGTGGCCAGCCAGGTCTCGTTCGCCCATTCCGACCCGTACACCTCGAGCTTCATCGAGGTTTACGTCAATGGCGTCTTCAAGGATCCCCGAACCTACAGGGCGGCGCACAACGTATCGACGCTGACCATCATCTTCAACACCGCCGCGACCGCCGGCCAGACCGTCGACGTCAAGTGCTATCGCATCAACCCGACTGTCGGCACGCTGCCCGCCTTCTCGCGGGTGATCGTCGGCACCGGCGTTCAGATCCTGACGACGCAGCGCAACCAGGGCCGCGCCTTCGCGCTCGGCTGGTACGATTCCGGCTTCGTCGTCGGCCGCCAGTTCCCGTCGTTCCTGATGGAGGCCGGCGCCGTCATCCGCGGCGTCAACGGCAACTGCGGATTCCGCAACGCCATCTGGCTGTCCGGCTGGCAGGCGTCGCAGATCAACGGCTACATCTTCGGCGTCGGGGCCAACCAGATCCCCAACATCCCCACCGACAACACCATCTGCGACATCGGAATTTTTTTGACGGGCAAGATGACGTCATCCGACCTGCGCTGCACAGGCGCGGAGTTCGGCTACTACAACCGCATGGTCGCCACCTACTGGGACACGGTCGAGGGCATCAGCTTTTCCAACATGACCTTCCTCAATGTCGGCCATGCGGTGTGGGCCGAGGGGCGCTCGACCGACATCGGCATGCAGATCGGCATGATCCACTGCCACGCCAACTGCTATCACGGCACGGTCTACGCCGACATCTTCACCGAGCTGTTCGTCGGCGACTGCAACCTGTTCCAGAATCCCGACTCCACGGAGCAGTTCTTCCAGTTCATCGAGCTGTACGGCGGCAGCGTCGGCGCGATCCATGACAACGACATGCGCAGCTTCGTCACCGGGGCCAACGTCACCGGCGTCAGGGTCGGCAGGGGAACCCGCGGCGTGCGCGTCCACAACAACCACTTCGTGGCGGCCGACACGACGTCCACCTACATCGGCTTCGTCGCCGAGGACACCTCGCTCGAGTGCGTGGTCGGCCCGAACAGCTACTACAACGGGGCGCGCGCGGTGCTGCTGCTGGCCGGCGCCAACCGCATCGGCGTGGTCGAGGCCGGCGACCTGTTCTTCCCTTTGCCGACCGAGGCGCGATACCACCTGACGCTGTCGACCAACTGGTGGATCACCCAGAAGTGGGCGCTGCTGACAGTCGGTTCGGTGTCCATCGCCAGCGGGGTGCTGCACACGCTGAACTGGTCCGAGGCGCGCGATCCCGACCAGGTATTCTCCACCGCGGGCACCGCCGTGACGGTGCCGGTATGGGCGACCGGGGTGCGGATATTCTGCCGTATCACATGGAACCAGAATGCGACCGGCACCCGCATGATGCGGGTCATGCTGAACGGCGCCGAGACAGGAGCCAAGCACGCCATGGCGGCCGTCGACAATCCGAGTGGCAACGTGCAGCAGCACGGGGTCGCGGAGTTCCCGGTCACGCCGGGCGACCAGCTGACGGTCGTCGTGTTCCAGAACAGCGGTGCGGCGCTGAGCCTTGTCAATGGCGAGTTCCGCCTGCTGTTCCTGTAGGAGGAAGCAATGGCTTTCGACTTCCCGTCGCATCCCTTCGAGGGCCAGATCTTCATCGAAGGCCCGGGCTACATGTATTCGGCCGGCGCATGGCGGACGCTGCGCGAGGCCCCTGTCTCGACCATGGTCAAGCTGATGCCGCCGCAGCTGACGCCGCCGCCGGTCGAGGAGACGGCGCCACCGAGCCGCATCAACCAGCTGCTGGCCGAGCTCGCCGCCGAGGTGGAGCGGGTGAAGTCTCATGACGACGTATGACTTCCCGGCCAATCCGTTCGAGAACCAGCGCTGGTCGTCGCCGAGCGGGCAGGTCTACGTCTACGACAACGGCGCCTGGCGCAAGGTGCCGGTGCCGTTCGGGATAGAGGGTCCGCCCGGACCGATGGGTCCGCAGGGAGCGCAGGGGGAACAGGGTGATCCCGGCCCGCCCGGACCCACCGGCGCCGCCTCGACGGTGCCCGGTCCTGCAGGCCCGCCTGGTCCTGCCGGCGAGCTGACGCAGGCGGATGCCGATCTGCGCTATGTCAACGTGACCGGCGACGCCATGACCGGCCCGCTGTCCGTCAAGGGCGCGGGGCAGTCGAACGCCGCCGTGCAGGCACGGTTCGCCGGCAACAGCTACGAGTTCGGCCACTCCAATACCGCAGGCTTCGGCAGCACGATCGGCGCGTGGGCGACGACCGGACAACCGTTCGTGGCGTTCAACGCCGAGCACGGCACCGCGGGCAATACGTTCAGGACGCGTGGCAAGGCCGGCGCTGTGTTCATGGGCGATCTGGTCGGCGGCTTCCGCTGGCTCAACGTGCCGCTGGTCAACGCCGACAGCCAGGCCGGCGCCGACATCATGACGCTGACGGCGGCGGGATTGCTGACGCTGGCCAGCGGTGCGTTCACCACCAGCCTCACCGCGCCGACGCAGGCCACGGCGGACAGCAGCACCAAGGCCGCGACCACGGCGTTCGTGCAGGCCAACATGGCATTGAAGGCCAATGCCACGCACACCCACGCACAGGCCGACGTGACCAATCTGGTCGCCGACCTCGCCGCCAAGGAACCATCGCTGCCAGCTGGCGGCACCACCTCCAACTTCCTGCGCGGCGACAAGACTTGGGCAGTGCCGCCCGGCGGCGGCGGCGGCGGCACCGCATCGGGCACCACGTTCGCGCCCGCCGGCAACGTCGCAGCCACCGACGTGCAGGCGGCGATACAGGAGCTCGACACCGAGAAGGTCGCCAAGGCCGGCGACACCATGACCGGCGTGCTGGGTTCGGTCGGCATGACGTTCGGTGCGGCAACCGCCGCCACGCCCACTACGCTGACGCGGCATCTTCAACTGCACACCGCCGGTTACGGCATCAGCGTCACAGCATCCACCCTCAACCTCGTCGCCAACAACACCGTCGGCGCAGCCATCACCGGCACCGGGGTGCAGGGCAAGATCGGGGCGACGACGCCCAACACCGGGGCCTTCACCGACTTGTCGGCGTCTGGAGCCGTGACGTTCCCGACGCAGCCCGTCACCGACAACGATACTAGCGCGGCCACAACGGAGTTCGTTAAGCTGGTTACTGGCGCAACGCCTGTTGTCCCCAATGTCACTGCCGGTGTGGACACCATCGACTGGGACACCATCCCGGCGGTAGCGGGCTGGCACCCGAAGATACTTGGCCCCGGCAACGCCAACGCCCCCGACGCCACCCAGTATTACTACTGCCAGACGCTGCTGTTCAGCGCCACCAACATCACGCAGATCGCCTACCCCTATTCAGTGAGCGCCAGCATCGCCGCCGGCATCTGGTATCGGGGCCGGTTCAGCGGGACGTGGGGTGCATGGAAGCATCTCGCGACAACCGACGACCTAGCGCTCAAGGCACCAAAGACTGCCGAGGCGCGCAACCGCATCGTCAACGGCGCGATGCAGATCAGTCAGGAGAACGGCAACACGTCGTCGGGTGCCAATGACTTCTGGCCGGTGGACCAGTTCCAGATGGGAGTGTCCACGGCTGGCGTGACTTATGCGCAGCGCGTTCAGGCGATCACACCCAATGGCTCGGTCAACCGCATCCGCGCCGCAATCACCACCGCCGATACCTCTCTTGCGGCGGGCGATATCTGGTTCATCAAGACCGTTTTGGAAGGCATCAGGGTTGCCGACTTCAAATGGGGAGCGGCCTCCGCACGGCAGGCCGTCCTGCGCTTTGGGTTCCTTGGTCCGGCTGGTACTTATTCGGTGCGGATCGGCAACGCTGCAAGCAACCGCAGCTACGTCGCCAACTTCACGGTCGCTGTGGCCATGACGGAAGCGATGTACACGCTGGTCATCCCCGGCGACGTGACCGGAACGTGGGCGACCGACAACAGCGCTGGGATTATCCTGCAATTCGTGCTGGCGTCGGGTGCAGCCAATGGTGTCGCGGGCTGGCAGTCGGGCTTGTTCTACCGGACAGCGTCCAACACCAACGGTCTGGCTGCCACTGGTGTCTTTTTCGATTTGTTCGATGTCGGTCTCTACCTCGACCCCGACAACACTGGGCTTGCGCCGCCGTGGCAGATGCCCGACGAGGCCGAGGAACTGCGCGCCTGCCAGCGGTACTACGAGCTTGTTGGTACTGGCGGCGTCTATGCAAACCACTTTTCCGGCATGGTTACAACGGGCGTGCTGTACTATATTTGGGGTTACTGGAAGGTAGCTAAGAGATCAACACCGACTGTCATTGCTACTGCGGGGAACCAAAGTGGATTTCCCGCGACGGTCGGGACGTTACTCGGCACGTTGGAAGGCTTCCGGGAAGCGCGCACCGCCAATGCCACGGTCAATGGTGCTTTTTTCTACAGCGTAAATCTCATCGGTAGCTCGAGGATGTGACGATCTGCCATGATCCACACCCTCACCAGTGCAGTTGGAGATCTCAAGGGCTCGCCCGGCCTGCTGGCGATCGTGCTGCTGCAGATGGCGACCATGGCCATGATATATTTCATCTCGACTGCCAACGCCGAGCGCGTGCAGGAGCGTGAGCTGGCGCTGATCGAAGCCTGCAAGGAGGCACGCTGATGTCGACGACCATGATACTGGTCATCATTTTGATCGTCATCTTGATAGGCGCGGCACCCGCGTGGCCCTACTCGCGGGACTGGGGACCGTACCCGGTCAGCATCCTCGGCATCGTGCTGATCGTGGTGCTGATCCTGCTGCTGGCTGGACGGATATGAGGTTCGACCGCGACACCTACTTCGACCACGTCCGCGACACGCTGTTCGAGGGCGCGCTCACGCAGCAGCAGGTCGACGGGCAGTCGGTGATCCTGGCGCTGTTCGAGCACGACGCCGGCGGCACGCCGATGGACGACGAACGGTGGCTGGCCTACATGCTGGCGACCACCTACCATGAGACCGCCACCAAGATGTGGCCGGTCACCGAGTACGGCGACCAGGCCTACCTGACCGGCAAATCGTATTACCCCTACATCGGCAGGGGCTACGTGCAGCTGACGTGGGAGGAGAATTACCGCAATGCGTCTGCCGCGCTGGGTCTGGTCGACGATCGTGATCTCGTCATTCATCCCGAGCTTGCCCTTGATAGCCTTGTTGCTGCTCGCATTATGTTTCGCGGCATGGCCGAAGGCTGGTTCACCGGGGCCAAGCTCGGCCAGTATTTCAACGACGACACCGACG